CCCCGGTCTGGAACTTGGGGTCGTCGATCCGCCCGAAGAACTCGGGGGATACCTCGCCGCCGGTGAAGCTGCGTGTAAACGTCTTCGGGTTCGCCACTATTTGAGCCCCTCGTAGAACGGGCTGTTGCCGCCGCGCAGGCGCTTCTTGGCGTGGTCGATAGCCTTGAGCAGGATGCTGTTAGGGACCGTCTTGGTGACTTGGTCGATCGGCTCGTTGAGCAGCCACTTGACCTCGCTCTTGTCGAGCGTCGGCACCATCAGCGGCACGTCGATCTCCTTGCCGTTGATACCGACGCCGATGCTCATCTCCGAGGCGACCGTGCCGTCGGTCCTGCGCATCATCCCGAGCCAGCCGCGCCCCTTGGGGCTGCCGTCGACACGCCGCCCCCACGGCGCCGACGGGTCCTCGCCGGGGTCGGGCTGGATGTCGGGATCGGGGCCGGGCGGTATGCTCGCCATCAGCGGGACCTTATCCACGGAGCGTCGCGCTCGTTCAGCTGCTGGCTTCCCGAGGCATCGCTCGACGCTGCCTCGGCCATCTTCTGCATGTAGAACTTGTAGCTGCTCTCGGCGATCTTCTGCCCGGTCTCGCCCTTGATGATCGGTCCCGCGATATAGCTCGCGAGCAGCCAGCTGAGCGCGGTCGAGAACAGCGGGCTGAACCGCTCGGGTTCGACGCTGTGGTGGATGTAGCGCAGCACCGCGCCCTCGACATTGGTCAGCACCAGCTTGGCGCCGTCATCGCCTGCCTCGATGTCGAACGGGATCAGCACCTTGTGCTGCGAGCCGAGGGTCAGGTCCATCACCTCGAGCGCTCGGACCATCTCGCCGGGGGCGGCATAGGCATATTGCCAGCCCGCCGGGGTGGTGGCGAGCGGCACGCCGAGGCTGACCCGCCGCGTCGCGAAGCTCCACGCCCTGCTCTCGATGATCTCGTCGCGGGCGATCGGGTAGAAGCGCGCACACACCGACGCGTTGGCGCTGCCCTCGGGCGGGTCGATGCTGGTCACCGTCGCACCGTCGCCGATGTGGCTGAGCGCCATGTTCACGATGTCGACGGCATTCGCCATTGCGGGCTCCCGAAACAATTGAGGGGGCGCGAAGCCCCCTCAAGCGCACGACCCGCGCGACCGGGGCGTGGATGCTGTGATCAGGCCAGCGGCTTGGTCTTGTCGACTTCCTTGCCCTCGGCCTTGGCGCGCTTGGCTTCCTGCTCACGGCGCTCCTCGGCCTGCTGGCGGCGGATCTCTTCCCTCTTGTCCTGATCGACGCTGTCGCGCACCCGGTTCTCGGCCTCGCTCGCCTTGGTCTGGGCGCGGGCCTTGCCGCCCTCGAGGGTGCGGTGGCGCGCATCGTCATTGTCGTCGTCGCTGCCCACCACGTCGGCGGGCATCAGGTCGTCCTCGGCGCGTCCCGTGCGGGTCGAGCGCGCCAAGGTCAGCGGCGCCTCGCCGCCGCCCCCGATCGGCTCGAGATTGGCCGAGGGATCGCCGACATAGTCGACCTCCTCGCCGGGTTCGTAGAGCCGGTCGTTGATGAACGAGCGCTCGAGCACCCGGTAGCGCTGGGCGGGCTCGACGGTGCGCGCATCGGCGCCCTGCTTGCCGGTCGGGCGGGTGTCGCTCGCGGCGTCGCGCGCCCGGCGCTGGTCGTCGTCGCGCTGCTTCTGCTCTTCCTGCCTGCGACGCTCGGCATCTATGCGCTGCTGCTCTTCCTGCTTGTCGGTCATGTTGGTCTCCTTGGCGCCGCCGATCAGAGGATGGCGTAGCCGCTCTGGTAGTTCTGCTGCTTCGAACGGTCGCCGGTGAAGGGACCGATGCCGCCATTAACCGAGCCAGCCGTGGTTGTTCCCACCGAGACGACCTGCCCGCCGACATAGCGGCGCAGGGTACGCGGATCGACCTTGCCGATCGGCACCGAGACCTTGGCGCCCGCCTTGAGCGCCGCCGTCGCGATCGGCCCCGAGGTGGCGAGCACCGTCACGTTGGTGGTGAGGGCGGCATCGTCCGCCGAGATCACCTGCACGTCCATCCCGGTGCCGCCGACCACGGCGTTGATGAAGGTGACGTTGAGGTAGAGCGGCTGGCCCTCGCCGAGGTCGGCGGACTGCAGCTGCTTGGTGGCGCCGGTGGTGTCGATCGACGAGCCCGACACGATCGTCGTCGCCGCCCCGAACACGTTCTGCGCGACCACGTTCCCGGCAGCGTCGAAGCTGCCGAAGATGTGGGTGAATGCGTCAACTACGGCCATGATGATATCTCCTGCTGGCTGGCCTCAGACGACCCGCGCCTCGGTGTTGAGAAGGGCGTCCGTCCTGCGGAGCGGGATGCCGTCGAACGATGTCCAGCTGTGCGACTTGCCGAACTGGTTGAGCCCGCTCTCGATCGCCAGCACGTTGCCGGTCTGGGTCATCGCCTGAATGCGCATCATCGAGTGGACCGTGCGGTTCATGTAGAACACCGGGGTCACCGATCCGAGGCTCGGCAGATGGTCGATCGCACGCGCCATCAGCTTCATCAGGTTGGCGGGCGTGGTCTCGCCGACGAGGTTCGAGACATCGATGTTGGCGATCCGGACGACGTAGCGCCAGTCCTTGACGACGAGGCCATTGTCCCACTGGTAGAGTGACTTGTAGGCGCGATACCAGCCGCCGAGTGCGTCCTGCACGTCGTCGAGCCCGAGGTCCTCGTGGTGGAGACCTGCCTGCGAGCCCTTGGGATAGGTGCCGAACACCGAGCCGTCGCCCCAGCCGACCAGCCAGATCGAGGTATTGTCGGTCTGCTGCCCGCCTGCGTCGAGGATGTTGATCTTGTTGGGCGAGTTGACGAGGTCCGAGTAGCGCGGGCTGAGCCCGAGATACTGGCGCGGATCGGCGCCGGGGTTGCCGTAGAACATCGTCTCGGCCTGCTGCTGGTTCATCGCCTCGAGGAAGGCGCTGTCCTCGGACAGGCGGAACGAGGCGGTGTTGCCGTTGAGGTCGGCGAGCTTCTGGTCGACATGGCTGCGCGCCTCGAGCATGCCGACGGTCTCGTCGACCTGCGCGGTGGTGCTCTTCGACGGCGGCACGCCCTGATTGATCGCGCGCCAGTAGACCCGAGGCAGCCCGGTGCGGATCGTCACCCGGTGGCCGGTGGGCAGATTGCCCTCCATGAACACCATGTCGGTGAGGATCTCGTTGGTCTGCGAGAGCATCTCGACGATCGGCGCAATGCCGTCGCCCGAGGGGTTGGTCCGCTTGGCGATGTCCGCGATGGTCGCGGCTTGGGTCGAGAGTGCTGGCACAGCGGCGATCCTTACTGATTGCTATGGGCTGGGAACATGCGTTCGGCGAGCGACTTGTCGCCGCGAGGCGAGGTCGATCCCGCCGCGACAAAGCCGTCTTCACTCGCAAGCTCGCCGACGCGCGCAAGCAGGCGGATGATCTCGGGATGGTTCTCAAGCTGCTCCTCGCGGAGGAACTTGGTAAGCTCGGGGGTGCCGAAGGTCTCGAGGCCGAGCTTGGCCTTGGCGAGCGCTGGCGCCTCGAACGACGCCTTCGACTGGGTGAGCCACTCGGTGCGGGTCTGGGTGAAGCCCTCGACGAGGCTGTCGATGGTGCGCTGCACCAGTGCTGCGCCGAGGTTGACGATCTCCTGCGCCTTGGCCTGCGGCAGGTTCAGTTCCTTGGCGACGCCCTTGAAGCTGTCGATGCTGGTCGCATCGAGCACCACGCCCTCGGGTGCGTCGAAGTCGGCATAGGCTTCAGGCGCACCCTCGGGGGGTGGCTCGGGCACGGCGTTGGCGTCGGGATCGGGGGGCGTGGCGTTGGGGTCGGGTGCCGGGTCGCCGGTGACGAGGCCCTCTGGAGTGGGCGGATCGGTAAGCAGGCCGGGTGTGGCACCCGCTGCAGCCGGTGTCGTAGCTGGGGCGCTGGACGGAGTGGCTGCAGCGGGCACCTGTGCCACCGATGAAGCCGGTGGTACGGGGGAAGGGGATGCTACAGGAGGGGCAGTCGCCATTCAATCGTCCTCATTGCCTAGCAGCAGCACCAGCTGGTGCGGGGTCCACCGGGCTGCGCGATCCAAGATCCACAGCCCCATGTTCCGCTGGCCCTCGTTGAACGCGGTGACGGTGGGGTCACGATCATAGGACACCCTCCATACACCGGCCTGCGACAGCCACCGCCGCGCGATGCGACGGCCCCTCGGGTCGGCCATGAGCCATCGGAAGTCCCCCTCGTCATTGGCCTCGGCGAGGCGTTCCGAGGCCTTGCGCTCCTCGTCCGCCTGCTCTTGGCCCCGGATGTCGAACGGGTCCAGATCGCTCATTCGACGCGCATCATAGCGCGTGTAAACGACGACACGCGAACCCCATCACATGACCCCCGCCCGGTTGGCGATGATCACCACCGCGACGACGATCAGGAGGCACTGGATGATCATGTTGAACGGCGACGGCAGCGGCAGCATCGACACCGCGTAGCAGAGCAGCGCGACGAGGATGATGACGATGATCGCGAAGATGAGAATGCTCATCAGTAGGTCTCCGCAGAGGGGCTGTTATAGCCCGAGAACAGCGACATGATGTCATTCGCCGCGTTCGAGGTGCCCCCCTTGGTCGGCACCGCCCCGAGCTTCTGCGCCGTGTCGGCGCTCTGGTTGACCATCGCCGCCTGCTCTGCCGCCTGCTGTGCCTGTGCGCGCTGGTCGCGGACCAGTGCCGCCTCCTCGCTCGAGACGATCAGGTCGGGGTCGACGCCCAATGCATCGGCATAGGCGTCGGCCCACTTGTCGGCGTCGAACTTGTCGAGCACCGTCGGCTTGAAGCTCGCCACCGTGCCGAGCGTGCCGACATAGCGGTCGAGCGCCGTCGTCGAGACTGCGCGCTGGGCCTGTGCGAGGGTCGATATGAACTCGACCCTGACCGGCATGCCGTTCATCTCGGGCGGCGGCACCGGCAATATGCCTGCGGCCAGCGCATCCTCGAACGTGCCGCCGACCAGCGGTGAGAGAAGCTCGTCGTGGAGCCGCTCGAGCACCGGCCCGAGCATCAGCAGCTTCTCCTCGTGGCGCTCGGCGACCTCGGTCGCGGTCATGTTCTTGTCACTCTGCGCGATCATCAGGAACAGGTCGGCGTAGAAGGTGCTCTCGATCCGCTGGCGGACGTCCTGAATGTCGGCGAGCAGGTGGTTGAGGTCGAGCCGCACCTCGAACAGCGAGCCGATCGACTGGCCTCCAGCTGCTGCGATGTCGAGATAGTTGACCCCACCGGGCAGCTGGTTGATCTCGCGGCCCTTCATCGCCGAGGGCACCTGCAAGGGCGGCTTGGTCATGTAGTCGATGCCCTGCGCCTTGCGCAGCTGCTCGTGCTGCAGCTGCTTGATATCGCCCAGCGCCTCCATGCCGGGGCTGTACCCGTAGATGTCGTTGGCGTTGGTCTGCCAGCGTGGCGCCAGCGGCCTGAACCGCTTGAAGCCGCCCTCGCGCAGGTAGACGTTCGGCGGCGTGCCCTGCTCATAGTAGCAGCTGCGATAGGGCATGTTCTTGGCGTCGCTCTTGGTGCGATCGCGATCGGCACGCGGCTCGATGACGTGCATGATCGGTATCCATGCATCGAGGTTGCCGTTGTTCCAGAGGTTCTGCACCGTCCCCGAGACATTGTCCCAGCCGAACTCGCCGACCAGTTCGTGGACGGTCTTGGAAAGCTCGCGGAACAGCGTGTTGACCCGCCCTTCCGCGTCGGTCGCCAGCGCGTACTGGCCGATCGTGCAGGGGTAGTGGTGGATGACATTGTCGAAATTGGGCAGCGGGATCGTGACCGCCGTGCCGAAGCAGCCCAGTTCCTCGTAGCAGGTCTGCAGCGCCCGGTAGGTGTTCGAGCGTGCAAACACATCGAGCATGATGCGGCGCACATCGGCGAGCCACAGCTTGACCGAGTGATATTCGGTAAGCTCGGGGTCGGCGGTGGTCAGCCTGAACCACGGCCTCGCAGGGCTCGTCACCCCCGCCATCATCCCCGAGGAGAGGATGCGCAGGGCACGGGTCGCGGTGTTGTCGTAGATGTTGTTGTGGCGCTTCTCGCCCCGGTTCGCGTCACTGACGAGGAACTGGCCGAGCCTCGGCTGGAGGACGGTCGAGATCTCCTGCCAGTGGGGAAACCATGTCGAGCGCTCGGTCTTGAGCACCGACCAGCGCTCGTTGAGCCGGTCCTTGTGGGGCTTGCCCGCAGTGCCGGGGCGGTAGGTGTCGGGCTTCATCCGCCGAGCGCCGAGGTCGAGCCGAGCAGGCCCTGCACGCCGCCGCCCAAGGCGGACGATATGCTCGAGCCCAAGCGGCTGGTCAGCATCGTCGAGCCGATCCCCGACGAATTGCGCAGCGCGTTCATCCCGCTGATCACGCCGAGGTCAGGGGTCTTCTGGTTGAGCCGGTTGTTCTCGCGGGTCTGCCGGGCACGCTCCTCTGCCGCCTGCCGCTCGGCCTGACGCGCGCCCTTCTTGGCAGCCTTGGCCTGCTTGGCGCCCGAATAGACCGACGTCCCCGCACCGATGACGGCTGAGCCGACGATCGCAGCTGAGATCGGATCACACATGCAGGAGGCTCCATCAGGACTGGATCGCATAGGGATCATACTCGCCCTGCGCCCGCATACGCGAACCCCTCGCTGATCGCAGGTCCTCCATGCGCGGCGTGTCGATCAGGGCGAGGATGACAGCGCTTGCCCGATCGGGGCTGCGGCCCGTCCGCTTGACGATCTCCTCGCGGCTCTCGACCTCGATGATCGGGCCTCTCAGGCGCCACTTGGGCGCGGCAAGCTCGGCGAGTAGCTCGGGCTCGGGCGGCAGTGCCGCGCCGTTATTGGCCTCGGGGTCGAGCCACTCGCGCATCCGCCACCACAGTTCGGATCTGAGGTTCTGGAAGCTCAGCCGCCCCGACCTGTCGGTGCCGACGGCGCGCTCGGCGACGTTTACACCCATCACCTGCTGGCGTGCGCCGACGAGGAAGTCATAGGGGCTGGCACCCACCCCGATCACGTCGATGTGGATGGGGGCACGGTCACGCTGGTGCTGGATCACCAGCCCGGCGATGCTCGGCCCATTGGGGGTGGCGGTGCCGGGGAAGACGAGGGTGCGATCGAACCAGTTGTCGTGGCGCCGCGCGATCGTCGTGTTGTCCTTGCCGCCTCGAGCCACGTCGACGCCCATCGAGTGCATGAAGGGGATGATGTCGGGGCTTCGCCAGCGGTCCATCGCCCGCTCGATCCATAGCGTCGGGATCACTTGCCATATATCGTCTTGGGTCCCGGCGTTGAAGTCGCCGTTAAGCATCTGAGATCGCAGGGGTTCCGGGAGAGCTTGTAAGGTCGACATGTAGCCTGTCCCGTAGAGGTAGGGGTTGTCGGTGATCTTGCTCGGGATGAACGTGCGCGATCGCGGCGTGATTATCTCGGTGGGCTTGGTGCTGGGCGGGTACGTGTAAACGGGCTCGCCGTCCTCGAGCACGAAGGTCTCAGGGCCATCGACCCAGATGTCCGCCGACCCGCCGCGTCCATCGGGGATCATCGCGGCGTAGCGCACCTCGCCGGGGGGTGTGGGGTAGAGGTGGTGCTTCTGATCGAGCCACGGCGCGAAGAACGGGATGATCCACCGGCCTTCCGCCGAGGTGGGCGGGTTGAAGTTGAGCAGCGCTTGGCACGGCTGGTTGGGGTCCACGGTGCGCAGCCAGCCCATCAGGAAGCGGACCTGCGCCTCGAGGAAGTTCGACGCCTCGTCGAACACGAGCAGATCGTGCGCCCTGCCCTGATAGCGCATCTCGTCGCCGAGGTGAGGCGTCGAGCCGAACTCGATCTGCTTGCCGTTGGCGAGCCGCCAGATGCGATCGGCGCCGTTGTAGCCGTCGCGGTTGCCCAGCAGCGCGGTGAACTCGTCGATGATGCCGACCAGCTGGGTGGCCTCGCGCCGCAGGATCATGGTGCGGGTGTGCTTGGTCAGCGCCTTGCCCACGGCGAGGTAGGATTTGCCGCCTCCCGCCGCCCCGCCGAAGCCGATGATGTCCGCCTCGCTGACATAGGCAGCAGTCTGCGGCCCCGGCAGTGGGAAGAACAGCTGCTGGGCCAGCAGCTGGTCGATCTCAGCCAGTTCGGAGCGTGTCAGGTAGGGTAGAAGATCGGCGATTTCGCGCCTGCTCGGCGATCGTGGCCCACCGGCAGTTGCCGGGCTCGTAGTTGCCATAGGGGTCGATCCTGTCGATGGTGCGCTCTAGCGGGCGCTCGCCCATATCCTCGAGGAAATTGGCGAAGGTGTGCCAGCGTTTACACACCGTAACGCCCTTCGCCCCATACTTGTAGAACCCGCTCGACTTGGGCTTGTGGCAACGGGCGAGCATCGAGTGCCATGTGGCGTAGGTGCGCGATACTTGGCCGATGCGGGCATGGCCGTGAGACAGCCTGCCGCCTACAGGCCGCTTGCTTAGGTTGCGCAGCTTGGATGCCACCATCGCACAGCCGCAGGACTGGATGCGCCCGTCTCTAAGCCTAACCCCCGGTCGTATGCTGATGTTGCCGCAAGAGCAGCGGCAGCGCCACAGCGCCAGATTGTTCTTGTCCTTGCCCGCGTAGCCCTCGACCGTCAGCCTGCCATGCTGCTCGCCGGTCATATCCTTGATGTTGCTAGGTGGTTGGTCATGCGAGGTCACCCTGATCATCCTCTTTGCGCTGCGCCGCGAGGTTGATCAGACTTGCCAATCTCGATGCGCGCTCGGTGTCGCTGATCACCAGTGGCCCACCGTTCGGCCCGCTGATCTCATTGCGCATCCGCTCGCCATATTTGGCACTATTCATTTTCGAGAGCAACCAGCGATCGGCATCGAAAGCCAGCTTGCCCTTCTGGGGATCGGTCGCCGCCTTGGCGTCCATCACAGCCTTCTCAGCCCGCACATCCCAGCCGATCTCACGCGCCCGCGCGATACGGGCCGAGAGGGTAGGATCACTGTCCACACGATAGCTTATGCTCGACCTACGAGGCATGCCCGGCATCGCCGATATCTCGGTGAGATTATGCCCCTCGAGCAGCAGCTGCTCGACCCTGTCGATGATCGCGGGGGTCACCGGCACGGGGGGTTTGGAAGGTGCTCGCGCCATCGGTCACTCGTCGAACATGCGCCCGACGAAGCGCAGCAGCCCCGCCTGCGCAAAAGCGTCGAAGCTGCCCGCCTGCACATAGCCGGTGAGCGCAGCACCATCCTCGATCTTGCCGTAGGCGACGATGATGTGCTCGGCGTCGAGGTCACCCGACCTGACCCGGTGGAGCAGCGCCTCGAGGCAGTCCTCGATGCTGTAGCTGCCGGGCATGCCGTCGCCGCTGTCCCAGCGCTTGCGGGCGATGTCGTTCATGCGCCCAGCTATATCACAGCCCGCCGGTGCCACGCGAACGCGACGCGCTGTCATGGTCGAAGCTCGCCCTGCGCTCTGCCTGCATCACCGTGGTGACCTC